CAATGATGTTATTTACTAACAAAATCAACCAGTCTAATGATGCATCACCATAGTAGTTGTAAGCAATAATATCGGGTCTACCACCGTCAGGAACATTGTACTCATACATTACTGCAGACTTGTTTCGGATTATCTCAGCAATTTTAAACCGTAACGTAATATTGGTTAATTCAATAGGCTTTTCGTTTTTTTTGAGATCGTAGCTAACCGTTGGCCAGTTGTTAAATATGAATGACATTATCGACCCTGTGCAATTTTGTCTTTGGTAATTACATCTAGTTCTGTAAATGAAAGACTCATTGATACTGAAACGGGCGCCCCGTTTTCGTGAAAGTATGAGCCACCATCAGGTGTATAGTTTACAGTAAAATCTGTTAACACTGACGTACCTATTTTAAACAGAAAGGATTCGTTTTTAGGAAATGAAATTATAAACTCGTCTGGATAATCAAAAAAGGCTAGCCCATCAATCTTAGGAGCCATGGCTTTCTTAAAACTCTTAATGATGTAAAACAGCGCGCTGGATTCACCAGCACTTCTCGGAGACAACTTGTAGCTGAACTGATGTGTTCTAAATCTTGGTCCTGTAAACAGTACAGCAAGATGGGGGTTTACAGCAATCCCTGCTCCAGCTAATGCTCCTTGCGCGCCACCACCCAGAGCATTACCTACTGCTGCCCCAACACCAAATCCACCTAGCCCCATTGCACCACCTAAACCTGCACCAATAGCCATCATAACATCTGGTGCAGTACTTCCTAGTATGGATAGAGCTTGTTGCTTAATAGCATCGGTTGATCCTAGAGCGCCTCCAATTGCTTCTACCGCTGAAGATATATCACCAGTACCAGCATTCCTAGCAGCGTCCATAGCCACTTTACCCATCACACCTACACCACTACCGGTGTCGTATGCCATACCGTAACCAGTGGAAAGATTAGCAGGTATGGGTAAAGATATAAGTTCTCCACCCCCTTTCCCAGCAGGTAATTTTTTCTTTGCGCGATCTCGTGGACTAACTTTAAAATTTACTCTAGGTTCGTCTCCACCTACAGGAAAGCTGGTACCTACGTAACTCGCACTGACCTCAACTTCTGCCAAAGCGTCAGATGAAGCAGCTGATGAATCTTGGGTTGCCATAAACCACCTAAATAATTGAATGAATACTTATAAGGGATACTATAAACCACGCAATCCAAACAAATACCAAGGTGATCCCAGTAACATTATTTATCGCTCCAGTTGGGAGAGGATGTGTATGGTTTACTTTGATAACAATCCCAATGTGCTCAAATGGGGTAGTGAAGAAGTAGTAATCCCCTACAAATCACCTCTAGATGGTCGATATCACAGATACTATCCAGACTTTTTAATTAAAGTAAGAACGGCTAAAGGAAGTACCGATACTATACTTATCGAAGTAAAACCATACAACCAAACACAGCCCCCTCAAAAGCGTAGTCGCAGGACCAAGAAGTATATTAACGAAGTTGCTACTTATGGTATAAATAGTAGCAAGTGGCAGTTTGCCAAAGAGTACTGTAAGGATCGTGGATGGAAGTTCCAGATCATTACAGAAAAAGAATTAGGTATCTAATGGTCGCATATGTCTTCGATAAACTGATTGCACAAGGTGCTCGTGCTAATCAGATTCCAGGTCGCACACAGCAAGCTCGAAACTGGTTTCGCGACAAGGCTTCGGGTACTCGAACTACGGCTACCCGTTTAATAGCTTCTGGTGATAATTATGCCAGTAAGCCAGAAGTTGGAAAGATGTATCTTTACAGCTATGATCCAAAGTATAAGAAAGAGCTTCCTTACTACGACAGGTTTCCTCTAGTGTTTCCTATAGACGAAGTACAAGGTGGGTTTGTTGGTCTCAATATGCACTATCTTCCGTTAAGACAACGAGCTGCTTTGATGGATGCGCTGTATGACTTAGTTAGTGATCAAAGATTTGACGATCGTACTAGAATCAAACTAAGCTACCAAGTGTTGAAGAACGCTTCTAAGTACAGAGCTTTTAAACCCACATTTAAAAAGTATCTTGGCAGTCAAGTTAAATCAAGATTTTTAGAAATTAAACCAGTTGAATGGGACATTGCTTTGTTTCTGCCTCTACAAAAATTTGAAAAGGCTTCTATGGCTAAGGTACACAAAGATTCACTAGAGGCTATGCGCTAATGGCTTTCAACGTAAACACATTCAAAGGTAATCTTAACAAGGGCGTTGCTCGAGCTGCTCACTACGAATTAGATGTCGGTAACTCCAATGTTTTGTACAGAGCAGTATCCGTATCGGCTCCAGGTCGAGCTGTTGCATCCACACACTCTGGTGTGTATGGTCCGATGCAAGAAGTAGTTTATTCGAGCATCTTTACACCAATAACCGCCACAATTATTCTTAGTCCCGATCACAATGAACGAGAATTCTTTTCTTCATGGCAAGACAAGGCTTTACCTGGTACTAGGGGCGATGGTAACTTTGATATTGGATATTACAACGACTACGCTGATTTTAGAACCGTGAAGATTAAACAATACGAAGAGACCGGTAAAGATAAGAGAACTATTACGTTAAGAGAAGCGTATCCGAGGGCTGTTGGAGAGATTTCGTATAGCTACATGCAAAGCGAATACGCAGTCTTTACAGTGACACTACAATATCGTTTTTATACTGAAAGCTAACATGACAGGAGTTAATTATGGCTTTACCTTTGTTAAACACGCCGGAGTTTGAAACAACAATTCCTTCTAATCAACAACAAATAAGGTTTAGACCTTTTTTGGTAAAAGAAGAGAAAATTTTGTTTATGGCTCTACAGGGTAACGACCCCGGTGAAATGACCAACGCAGTTAAGAATATCTTAAGTGCATGTATTCTAGATAACAACGTCGACATAGAGAAGTTATCAATATCTGACGTAGAATATTTGTTTTTGAAACTTAGAGGTAAGTCTGTCGGGGAGCACGTTGAGCTTAACGTAAGACATACCAGTGGTGATTGCAGTCATGTATCCTCTGTTTCAATTAATCTAGACGATATTAATGTAATCTTTCCTCCGCAATATACAGATAGAATTCAACTAACAGAGGAAGTTGGAATTCAATTGATGCAGCCTGGTATAAATCAGGCTTACACTATAGATGGTGACGAAGATGAATTCTCTAAAGTAATGCATGTAATCAGTGAATGTGTAGTGTGCATTTATGATCAAGAAAATGTATACGAGAACTTTACAAAAGAAGAAGTCGTGCAGTTCATTGAGAATTTAAACCAAGAGCAATTTAATAAGCTCAAGGACTTCTTCGCCAATAGTCCCAAGCTATCATATACGATAGAATGGACTTGCGATAAGTGTAGTGAACATGACAGCATTGAAATAAAAGGTCTTACAAGTTTTTTTACGTAGCGTTCGGTTACGATTCCCTCGCTAACCATTACAATGTTAACTTCGCGTTGATGCAACATCATAAGTATTCATTAGCTGATCTAGATAACATGATACCTTTTGAGAGACAGATATACCTTTCCATGTTACTAGCGTACTTGGAAGAACAAAAGATAAAACTAGAGAGTAGAAACAGATGAAAAACATCGAACAACTTATAGAGGCAGTAAAGGAGACGGGTTTAGTCAGCGATACTATCGCCAAAGAATCTTTGTCCTTCGAAGAGCTGCAGCTAGAGGCGTTGTTTGAAATAAAAGATGTTTTAGTTGAAACTCAAAAAGGTCTTTTTGAATACTTTGATTTAGAAACACAGCGTTACGAAGAACAACAGTTAGCGGAAATCGAACGACTCAGGGAACTCCAAGATACTCTTCAAGCGCCTGTCAAGCCCGAAGCAAGCACCGATACCGATGGTGATGGTGGTAATAGAAGAACACAAGAGGATTCTTCGGGATTGGGTTTGCTAGGAGCAATAGGTGGATTTACTGTACTCAAATCACTGTTTAGGTTTATACCAAGACTTTTGCCCTTCCTAGGATTATTTGCTGTAGGTGGGGTAGGTGTATCGTTGTTAAAGAACTTGAGAGAAGCTAATGCTCGAGGTTCGGATACGGTTGGTATGGATGTCGCTGGTGATGTTGCTGGTGACATTTATGATGTATTGTTGCCAGGTCTACAGGGGATTATGGATTTTTATGGTGAGGAGGTAGGTAAAAATACTGAAGAACTACAAAGGACTCAATCTGCTTTATCTAATTTTAGAGTAAATATAGAGCTTGCCGGAGAGGGTTATTTTAGAGACCTTACTAGATTTTTTGGTACGGAGCTAGCTGGTGAAGCTGCCGCGGAATCCGAACAAAGAATTGCTGATCTTGGTATCGAGAAACAAGAAGCAACACAGAGAGTAATAGAATCTGGGCTAAGTGCTGAAGAAATAGAAACAGGTTTAGCTAGACGTGAAGAAATTCAAACTAGATTAAAAGAGATAAAAGATCAACCCGGGCAACGTCGTGAGCGCAGGAATCTTCAAACCGAACTTAGAGCGATTGAAGATAAACTTGAACCACAACTGGAATTAATGTCTATCGATGAGCAGATAGCACAAGAGCTAAAAAGTAATAGGTCAGCTCAGACAGGTTATGAAGCTGGTGATCTTCAAACGCAAGGACAATTGAATTTTAAAGAATTACCTGCTGATCAGAAGGAAGACTATTTCAAAAAAAATATTAGTCCTCTAATCAATCAAGCTATGGGAAATGGAGCTGTAAAAACAGATTTTTTAGAAGTTGGATTGAATTACTTAACCAGTCTTCCCTTGACAAACTCTGCCTTAAATCAATATGCTCTGCCGCTTGAACTTGGATCTGTAGATGCTCTAGAAAATCTTAACAAAGAACAGCTTGAGGCTATACTTATCAACGACGATGCGTTGTTGAGATCTAAACTGACGGCCGGCGCGCTCTCAACC